ACAGTTAGAGCGAATAGTATATTAATCGCTAGAGTTGGTGATCCTACGGTACCGCATCCTAATCCACCTAGTCCACCTTGTCCTAATCACGTTGCTAATGTGAACGCAGGTAGTGGTACAGTAAGGGTATCAGGCGCATTTGTGGCAAGAATAGGGGATAGTGCAGACGCTGGAGCAATGACATCAGGTTCCTCTAATGTTTTCTCTGGTTAGTGTATAAATATTGGTATGGCCAACTTAAACGCATTAAACAATAGTAAACGAGCTACCAGAATATACAAAGATTATTAAATGAGGTTTTATACAAACGTCCATCAAAGGTTTGATGAAATTCTTGTTCGTGGATATGAAAACGGTAAACATTTTACTGCGAGAGAGACTTTCCATCCTACATTTTTTGTTCCTTCAAAAAGAAATTCTAAGTATAAAACTTTAGAAGGACAGAGTGTTGAACCAATTAAACCTGGTAAAATATCAGAGTGCAAACAATTTATAGATAAATATTCTGAGGTGGATAACTTTGATGTTTACGGAAACGACAGATATATCTGTCAGTATATCTCCGAAAAATATCCAGAAGAAGAAATCAAATTTGATATTAGTAAAATTAAATTAGTCACGATTGACATTGAGGTTGCAGCTGAAAGTGGATTTCCCAACGTCTTTGATTGTGCAGAAGAATTACTAGCAATCACTCTACAAGATTATACAACTAAGAAAATAATTTGTTTTGCTTCACGTCCATTCAATAATACGAGAGAAGATGTAAGATACGTTCAGTGTACGGATGAATATAATTTAATAGATCGTTTTTTAGAATATTGGGAAAGAAATGCACCAGAAGTGATTACTGGTTGGAACTGTGAGTTGTATGATATTCCGTACATAGTAGGACGTATTGAAAGATTGATGGGTGAAAAGAAAGTTCGTAAACTTTCTCCTTGGGGTTATGTAAGAAAAAAAGATTTTGTTGTACAAGGTCGTAAACAAATATCTTGTGAAATGGCTGGTATATCAGTTATTGATTACCTTGACCTATATCGTAAGTTTACATATACAAACCAAGAATCATATCGCTTAGATCATATTGCTTTTGTTGAACTTGGTAAAAAGAAATTAGACCACTCTGAGTTTGATACATTCAGAGATTTCTATACAGGTAATTGGCAAAAGTTTATTGAATACAACATCATCGACGTAGAACTCGTAGATCAACTCGAAGATAAAATGAAATTGATTGAACTTTGTCTGACGATGGCATATGATGCGAAGGTGAATTACACAGATGTATTCTTCCAAGTTCGCACTTGGGATTCAATCATCTACAATTACTTGAAGAGAAAGAACGTAGTGATTCCTCCGAAAGTAAGAACAGACAAAGACTCACAATATGCAGGTGCTTATGTTAAGGAACCGATACCAGGAAAGTATGATTGGGTGGTTAGTTTTGACCTCAACAGTCTTTATCCTCATCTCATTATGCAATATAATATTTCCCCAGAAACATTACTCGACCAGAGACATCCATCGGTCAACGTTGATAAAATTCTATCTGAGGAAGTAACATTTGAAATGTTTAAAGATTATGCGGTATGTGCAAATGGTGCGATGTATCGGAAAGACATCAAAGGGTTCTTACCCGAACTGATGGAGAAAATGTATAATGAGCGAGTTATCTTCAAGAAGAAAATGATTGAGGCAAAGAAAACTTATGAAAAACAGAAGACGAAAACGTTGGAAAAAGAAATTGCCCGTTGCAACAATATCCAGATGGCAAAGAAGATCTCTCTTAATTCTGCTTATGGTGCTATCGGCAATCAGTATTTTCGGTATTTTAAATTAGCAAACGCAGAAGCAATTACTTTATCTGGTCAAGTATCAATCCGATGGATTGAAAATCGGATGAATCGCAAACTGAACAAAATTTTAAATACGGAGGATGTCGATTATGTTATTGCTTCTGATACCGATTCCATTTATCTTAATTTGGGTCCTTTTATTGACGCAGTATTCGAAGGCAGAGAGAAAACTACTGAAAGCATTGTGTCGTTCCTTAATAAGGTCTGTGAAGTGGAATTTGAGAAATATATTGAGGGTTCTTACCAAGCGTTGGCGAACTACGTAAATGCTTATGATCAAAAGATGTTCATGAAAAGAGAGAACATCGCAGATCGTGGTATATGGACAGCAAAGAAAAGATATATTCTGAATGTGTGGGATAGTGAAGGAGTCAGATATGCAGATGCAAAGTTAAAGATTATGGGTATTGAAGCAGTAAAGTCATCAACACCTGCACCTTGTCGTACGATGATTAAGGAAGGATTGAAAGTGATGATGAGTGGAACTGAAGATGAGATGATAGATTATATTGATAGTTGTCGAACTAAATTTAAATCATTATCACCAGAAGAAATATCATTTCCTCGCACTGCATCAAACGTAGTTAAGTATAAAGGAACTAATAACATATATGAGAAGGGAACACCGATGCACGTTCGTGGTGCTCTCCTATATAATTTTTACGTTAAAGAGAATAAACTCGATAAGAAGTATGCATACATTCAGAATGGTGAGAAAATTAAGTTCTGCTATCTAAAGAACCCAAATCCAATTCGTGAAAATGTAATTTCATTCATTCAAGATTTTCCAAAGGAACTGAATCTAGAAAAGTATGTTGATTATGATACTCAGTTTGATAAGGCATTTCTTGATCCGATGAAGGCTGTTCTAAATGCAATTGGTTGGTCAGACGAGAAGAAGATTACTTTAGAAAGTTTTTTCTCTTGATTGCCAAAAATAGAATATGATGTTATAATGTATATACTTAAACTTTTATCATGGATTTACCAATCAACAACGAAGAATTGCAAGAGTTAATGGATGCATTAAATGAATCAATGCATCCAGATGCAATGAAAAGACAATTTCGTAATGAGTTGCATAGAAAGTTAAGATTAACTAAATTTTTGATTGAAGAAGGATATCCACATAAGAAAGTTCTTCGAGAAGTATTCGACATTGTAGCATAGTATGGATTTTTTAAAAGAAATAGTAAAAGAGATAGGTGATGACTACACCCAAATTGCCTCCGAAATCGACGAAAACGAACGATTCATCGACACAGGATCATATATCTTTAATGCAGTGGTTAGCGGTTCCATTTATGGTGGTGTTTCTAGTAATAAGATCACTGCCATCGCTGGTGAAAGCTCTACTGGAAAGACTTATTTTTCCTTGGCTGTTGTCAAAAACTTTTTGGACACTAACCCTGATGGGTATTGTCTCTATTTTGACACTGAAGCAGCAGTCACAAAAGGACTTTTGGAGTCTCGTGGAATTGATACAGCACGGTTGGTTGTTGTAAATGTTGTAACAATTGAAGAGTTTCGTGGTAAGGCACTTAAGGCAGTAGATATATACTTAAAAAAAGATGAAGAAGAACGCAAACCTGTGATGTTTGTGCTAGACTCATTAGGTATGCTTTCAACAGAGAAAGAAATTACTGATGCACTAAATGATAAACAAGTAAGAGACATGACCAAATCTCAACTTGTAAAAGGTGCATTCCGAATGCTTACATTAAAACTTGGTCAAGCAAACATTCCACTTATAGTTACCAATCACACCTATGATGTTATCGGATCTTACGTCCCAACTAAAGAAATGGGAGGAGGCAGCGGTCTCAAGTATGCTGCATCTACAATCATCTATCTTACCAAGAAGAAAGAAAAAGACGGAAAAGATGTCATTGGAAATATTATCAAGGCAAAGACTCATAAATCACGTCTAAGTAAAGAAAATAAAGAAGTTGAAGTTCGTCTCTATTATGATGAGAGAGGACTTGACAAATACTATGGTCTTTTAGACTTAGGAGAGAAAGGTGGTCTCTGGAAAAATGTTGCGGGTAGATATGAAATGGATGGAAAGAAAGTATATGCAAAAGAAATATATAAAAATCCAGATAAGTATTTTACAGAAGAAGTAATGCAAAAGTTAGATGATATTGCAAAAGAAGAATATTCATATGGTTAAAGTATACGATAATATAATTCCTGGTTCTACTTGTAAAAAACTTTTAGATTTATTTGAAAAAAATACAGAGTATCATGAATATATTGATTATGATGGATGTCCTTGTTTCACTCAATTAAATCTAAATCAGTTATCTCAAAAAACAGTTAGTTTACTAATACCTTATCTGGCAGAGGTATACAAAAAATATAAGAAAGATACAAAATCAAAATATATTCCACCACTAAAAGAATTAGAAGAGTTTAGAATTAAGAGATATTATAATAATGGTAATGAAAAATTTGATGAGCATGTTGATGTCACTGACTATAATTCATCATTAAGAGCAGTTGCATTTTTATTTTACTTGAATGATAATGATGGAAATACTTTGTTTCCGTTACACAACTTGAATATTCAACCAGTTTCTGGTAGAGTAATAGTATTCCCTCCAACTTGGGAGTACCCACATCAGGGACTAGCTCCTAAAAGTAATACAAAATATATAATAGGCACATACATCCATTATGGAAAGAATTGAAGAAACAATTCTAAGGAATTTAATATATGATGAGGAGTTCTATCGTAAAGTAGTGCCATTTATTAAGGCAGACTATTTTATTGAACTACAGGAGAGAGTTATCTTTGAGGAGATTCAAGACTTCTCTACCAAGTATGATAAAGTTCCTACTAAAGAAGTTCTTAACATCAATTTACAGAATCGTAGTGATCTCGCTGACGAAACTTTTCAGCAATCTCTCACATTAATTAAGAATTATACTGATGAGTGGGTTGATAAGGAATGGTTATGTGATTCTACAGAAAAGTGGTGTCAAGATCGTGCTATATATCTTGCGTTAATGCAATCTATTAAGATCGCTGACGGTGGAGATAGTAAGTTAGATAAAGGTGCTATACCCTCCATCCTTCAAGATGCTTTAGCTGTTTCCTTTGATGAACATATAGGACACGACTACATTGAACAATCTAAAGATAGATATGAGTTCTACCACAAGACAGAGGAAAAGATTCCCTTTGATCTTGAAAAGTTTAATTATATCACGAAAGGTGGTATCCCTAACAAGACTCTTAACATCGCACTTGCTGGTACAGGTGTCGGGAAGTCTTTATTCATGTGCCACGTGGCTAGCTCCATCCTGTTGCAAGGACGGAACGTACTATACATTACATGTGAAATGGCAGAAGAAAAAATTGCTGAACGAATTGACGCAAATCTTCTCAACTGCAACATAAGAGATATACCAGAACTTCCAGAAGTTCTTTACAATAGTAAAGTCAATGAGATCTCTAGGAAAACACAAGGTAAACTTATTATCAAAGAATATCCTACTGCATCTGCTCATGCAGGTCATTTTAAGGCACTCTTATCAGATCTAGCATTGAAAAAAGATTTCAAACCTGATATAATATTCATAGATTATTTGAATATATGTGCAAGTGCGAGGTATAAAGGTGCAATTGTCAACTCATATACTTATGTTAAAGCGATTGCAGAAGAACTTCGTGGACTTGCTGTGGAACACAACGTCCCGATTGTATCCGCAA